GCAGGTGAGATTAATGACGGTATAATTCCTGATCCAAATGCAATGCCTGTTGACCCAATGACTGGACAACCAGCTCCACCTGAAATGGGAGGAATTGCTCCAAATGGTGCAGGAAGTTCTATCAATGGAGAGTCTGGAGCTGTCCCAACTACTCCTGAAATTAAATCTCCCAAAGGTGGGGACTTCTAAATAACATAGAAGTCATTTTATAGACAATGGAAGAATTAATGAATTTGATGGTGAAAGATGAATCACCTTCACAAATCAGTGATCAAATTAAAGATATGTTGTTTTCAAAATCAGCAGAAAGAATTGAAGCAATCAGACCCAACGTTGCTTCCTCTGTCTTTGATGGAACTGAAGAAGCAGAAGAAGAATCTTCTGAAGTTGAATCAGAGTAAATACTAAATATTGTATAGAAACCTTGTAATTAAAAATAATGTCTGCGTTAAAGCCAGTAGGTGTCAACATAACTGCTGCTACCAGTACAGCATCTGCTCAAACTGCTGCTATTCCGCAGCAAACTGACTCTATTAGAGTTTTAGCAGAAACAGCTGGTGTCTATGTTGCAATTGGCACCAATCCAACAGCAACAAGTAGTAATTTCTTTGTTTCATCAACTGAATCAGAAGTTATTTCATTAGGACCAGTTGGTTCTCAAAGAGTTGTTGGTGTTACTACTGGTACTTCAACAATTATTGATTTTCCTGAAGGAACAGGAAGTCCTTTTGGAGTAGGTGATGCTGTAAGTCTTACAGTAGTGAATGCAGCTACTTATGATTTTTCTCATAAAATTGTTAGTAGTGTAGATAATACTCCTGGTATTAGTGGTTACTATAATACAAGAATTACTGTTGATCATGACTCCAGTGCTGTAACTGCTGGATTTAATGATGCAGGAGCAACATTAAGAAAGTCTCTTAAAGTTGCAGTCAAAACAGAGACTGGAACTGGAAAGGTCTTTATCCAACAAGTACAAGTATCCTGAGGAAACAATCAATGCAACTCATTAGAGAAGAAATAGAAACAGTTGATTTTATCGTTGAAGAAAGAAACGGTAAAAAAAATCTGTTTATTGAAGGCATCTTTCTACAGGGAGACCTTAAAAATAGAAATGGTCGCATGTACCCAATGGAAACCTTGAGAAAGGAAGTTCAAAGGTATACTGAAAATCATGTAAATTCTGGGAGAGCTCTTGGAGAACTTGGACATCCAGATGGACCAACAGTCAACCTGGATCGTGTCAGTCACAAGATTGTCTCACTAAAGGAGAATGGCAATAATTTTATTGGCAAAGCAAAGATCCTTGGTACTCCAATGGGTAAGATTGCTGAATCTCTTATTAGTGAAGGAGTCAAATTGGGCGTTTCTTCTAGAGGTATTGGTTCCCTCAAGCAGACAAGAGAAGGAGTGAACATTGTTAGCGATGATTTCATGCTCTCTACTGCTGCTGATATTGTTGCAGACCCTTCTGCACCTGATGCTTTTGTTGAAGGAATTATGGAAGGCAAGAACTGGATCTGGGATGGAGGCATCCTTAGAGAACAGCAGGCTGCCAAAACATACAAAACTATCAATACTTTGGTAAGCACAAAGCAACTTGATGAACAGAAGCTTGATCTGTTCAATAACTTCTTAAACAATCTCTGATTGTAACAGAGTTATCATAATTATAAATAAATATAGATTATACATAGGTTAATCGGAGTAAGTTCAAATGTCTCGTGGAGATTTACAAGAAATGGAGCAATCTAAGACTGCTGTGAACGCGAACGCTAAGCCTGCTGAATCAATGCCTAAAATGGCTGATCCAGGTACTCAGCTAGGTTCGGTAGAAGATTTGGGAGGTCCTACTCCTGAGAACTACAAACCAGATAATGATTCAGCAAAACTAAGAGAACCCAAAATTGCTACTGTCAAAGACATAGTAAACAAAGGTGCCAAAGCAGCAGACCCAATGAAGAAAATGGCCAAAGAAGAAATTGAGTCCACTGAGGAAGAAGTTCTTGAAGAGGACCAAGTTTCTGAAGAGGAAACTGTTGATGAGGAAGTACTTGATGACGGTATTGACATTGAAGAAGATGTCAATGCATTGCTCGGTGGTGAAGAACTCTCCGAAGAATTTAGAGAAAAAGCAAAGGTCATCTTTGAAGCAGCTCTTAATTCAAAAATTAAAGAAATCCAGGTCACACTGGAAGCTCAATATGAGCAAGCACTAGAGGAAGAAAAAGAAGGTCTTAAGGAATCACTCACTGAAAGAGTTGATGCTTATCTTGAGTATGTCTGCGAAGAGTGGATGACTGAGAATGAACTTGCTGTTGAGGCAGGTCTTAAGACTGAAATGACTGAATCATTCCTTACAGGAATGAAGGGTCTTTTTGAAGAACATTATGTAACAATCCCTGAAGAAAAATATGATGTACTCGAAAGCATGGTAGAAAAACTTGATGAAATGGAGACCAAGCTCAATGAGCAAATTGACAAGAATATTGGATTAAACAAGAGACTCGCTGAGTCTACTGCTGATTCTGTTCTTGATCAAGTTTCTGAGGGTCTTGCACAGACTCAAAAAGAAAAGCTCGCCTCACTTGCTGAAAGTGTTGAGTTTGAATGTGAGCAAGAATATCGTGAAAAGTTGGAAACACTGAAGGAGTCTTACTTCTCCAGAACTCCAGCTGCTAAAGCATCTACCCCTGCTACTCAAACCCTTTCTGAGGGTGTAGACAGCACAACCGCTCCTGTTTCACAGGGGATGGAGTCATACATGAGAGCACTGGGTGCTTTCAAGCAAAATTGAATTTTATACAATTCAAACCAAATAACTTTTAACAAATAGGTAAAGCAAATGTTCCAATCCGAACAATTGCAGGAAAAGTGGGCACCTCTTCTGGACTATGAAGGTCTTGATTCTATCAAGGACAATCACAGAAGAGCAGTGACTGCAGTACTGCTAGAAAACCAAGAAAAATTCCTTAGAGAGGAATCCGCATTTAATTCAGGTGGAAACCTGATGGAAACCCCTACCAATAGCGGCAATGCTGCTGGTGCTGGTGGTGGATTTGGTGGTGATGCGACAGTAACAGGTCCTGTTGCTGGTTTTGACCCAGTTCTGATCTCTCTGATCAGACGCTCAATGCCTAACTTGGTCGCATATGACCTTGCTGGTGTTCAGCCAATGTCTGGTCCTACTGGACTGATCTTTGCAATGCGCTCCCGCTACACCAATCAGAGTGGTGATGAGACATTCTACAATGAAGTTGATTCTGCATTCTCTGGTCAGGATGCTGGATTTGACCTCACTGGTGGCCAATCCGATACCAATGCTGGTATGGGTACAACTGCACAGAGAGGACCTAATCCTTCTGTCCTGAACCCAGTTGGTTCTGCTTCCTCCACAGCATATAATGTTGGTCAGGGGATGCAAACTGGTGATGCAGAAAACCTGGATGGTGGCAATAATGCCTTCAACCAGATGGCATTCTCTATTGAGAAAGTCACTGTTACTGCTAAGTCAAGAGCTCTGAAAGCAGAGTACTCCTTGGAACTGGCACAAGACCTTAAGGCAATCCATGGTCTGAATGCTGAAGCAGAACTTGCTAACATTCTCTCCACTGAGATCCTTGCTGAGATCAACAGAGAAGTCATCAGAACAATCTACAAGGTTGCTGAACAGGGTGCTGTTACAAACACTGCCACTGCTGGTACATTTGACCTTGACATTGATTCCAATGGTAGATGGTCTGTTGAGAAGTTCAAAGGACTTCTGTTCCAGATTGAGAGAGATGCTAATGCAATCGCTCAAAGAACACGTAGAGGGAAAGGCAACATTGTCATGTGCTCTGCAGACGTTGCTTCTGCACTGACCATGGCTGGTATCCTTGATTACACCCCTGCATTGAATGCAAATCTGAATGTTGATGACACTGGCAACACCTTTGCTGGAACAATCAATGGTAAGTTCAGAGTCTACATTGACCCATATTCTGCAAACCTGACCCCTGCTAACGCATCGGGTGGAAACCAGTACTATGTTGTTGGTTATAAGGGTTCTTCTCCTTATGATGCAGGTCTGTTCTATTGTCCTTATGTTCCTCTCCAAATGGTGAGAGCCGTTGGTGAGAACAGCTTCCAACCCAAAATTGGCTTTAAGACCAGATATGGTCTTGTTGCTAACCCCTTCGCAGAAGGAACCAATCAGGGAATGGGAAGACTTGGTGTCAACCAGAACCGTTACTACAGAAGAGTTGCTGTTAAGAACCTGATGTGAGTCAGGTGCTTTAAGCACATTTCACAGGGGACCCCAAAAGGGTCTCCTTTTTTACGTCTTCACATAAATAATTAGAAAGGATATGGCATCTGGTAATCCCAATCTAAAACCCACAGCAACTGCGGCACAGATTAGAAAAAGAGTTCCTACTAGGACTAATGCTAATCTATCTCGTAGTCAGATAGAAAATAGAAATTTCTTACAACCACAAGGGTTTAAATTTCAGGTGACTAGAGCACCTAATGTTTCTTACTTTGGCAATGCAGTCAATATACCTTCATTAGAGTTGAGAACAACATCTCAACCTACTTACCTGAAAGAAATTCCTCAACCAGGTGATATCATCGACTTTGAGGATCTAACATTTAGATTTTTGGTCGATGAAGATCTGTCAAACTATATGGAGATGCAGAATTGGATTAGAGGAATAGGTTTTCCTGAAGATCTAAAGCAAATTTATAAACTCCAAGAAGAAACTGTTGGTGTTTCTAATCCAGAATATCAAACTGGAATGAACATATATTCAGATGGAACTCTTACTGTCTTGGATTCAATGAATAATCCTAATTTTAAAGTTGTATTTGAAGACTTATTTCCTTATTCATTAAGCACAATTGAATTTGACGCTACAGTGCCTGATGTTCAATACTTTACAGCAGAGGTTAGATTCAAGTATAATATATACCATATTCGTGATATTGGTTGCTGTTAATGATTGACTTGGATACACTCCAAAACATGTGGGCAGGTGACTCAAAAATTGATCCAGATAATCTTCATACTGAGTCTCTTAATATACCTGTACTGCATTCAAAATATTATGACATATATAATAACTTAATGCTTCTAAGAAAGAAAGCAGAGCAACAAAGAAAAAATATTAGGCATGAAAGATATGAGTATTATTCTGGAAAAGCAGACCCAGATGTATACATTGAGAGTCCCTTTCCTAAAAAAATTAGAGATAAGGACACTATGCAGAAGTATTTGGATGCAGATACAAAACTCTCAGGACTTTCGTTGAAAATAGAATACTATGAAGTCATGTTGAAGTTTATTGAGGAGATACTTAAACAGATTACAAATAGAACTTATCAAATAAAGAACGCCATAGAATATATGAAATTCAGTTCTGGGTTAGGTTAATGGAAGAAGACTATTATTATAATATAGAAACTCCCATTGAAGGAATTCGTATCATATATAAGGGTCTATCAATTGCTGTCCAAAAATGGCCTGGTGGAGAACCCCATGAACAGGTCGAACTTATTGCTATGAGAGATAATTTTTACAGAATCATTTTAGAACATCAGTTTGAGAACTATTAATAAATAATACCAGGTAGGATTATATTATGTCTGATCTGGTAATAGAGAAGGTGAATGAAGTTTATCTGAAGATTACAACTGAACCTCATGTAGAGCATGAACTGAGAGATAGATTCACATTCGAGGTTCCTAATAAAAAATTCATGCCTCAGTATAGAAGTAAATACTGGGATGGATATGTTCACCTATTTAATATGAAAACTAAGAGGATCTATGTTGGTCTTCTAGATAAGGTTGTAGCATTCTGTGAGAACGCAGGATATTCATATAAATTTGAACCAAATAAGTTTTATGGTCTTCCATTTGAAGTCAATGATATGATTTCAGAAGAGGGAGTAAAGGACTTCATGAGTTCCATTACTCATCTGAAACCAAGAGATTATCAGATTGAAGCAGTCAATGATGCTCTAAAGTATAATAGGAAACTTCTCATATCCCCCACAGCATCTGGTAAGTCATTTATGATTTACACTATTGTGAGATATTTTGTAAATTCTAGCAAAAAGATACTCTTAGTAGTTCCCACTACATCTCTTGTAGAACAAATGTTTAAGGACTTCCAGGACTATGGGTGGGATGCTGAGAATCATTGTCATAGGATCTATGCTGGCAGAGAGAGAATCAATACTAGTGAAGTTACTATTACAACTTGGCAATCTGTATATCAATTAGATAGAACATTCTTTGAAGACTACGATGTCATAATTGGAGATGAGGCACATCTTTTTAAAAGTAAGTCTCTTATTGGCATCATGGATAAGTTACATCATGCTAAGTATAGATATGGGTTTACAGGAACTTTAGATGGCACACAGACCCATAAGTGGGTGTTAGAGGGTCTCTTTGGTCCTTCCTATAAAGTCACTCAAACTAAGAAACTTATTGATGAAGGACACCTTGCTACACTTGATATTCAGTGTTTAGTTTTGAAGTATAAACCAAAGAAGTTTGATACTTATGAGGATGAAATTCAATTCCTAATTGGCAATGAAAAGAGAAACAAATTCATTGTAAATCTTGCTGATGATTTGAGTGGCAATAGTCTAATTCTATTCAGTAGGGTTGAAGCACATGGTGCTATTCTTTTTGAGATGCTAAATAAAAAAGTTAAGGAAGGTAGGAAGGTCTTCTTTATTCATGGTGGTGTATGTGCTGAAGACAGAGAAAAAGTAAGAGAAATTACAGAACAAGAAAATGATGCAATTATTGTTGCTTCATATGGAACATTCAGTACAGGTATCAATATCAAAAATCTTCACAATGTAATATTTGCCTCTCCATCCAAATCAAGAATTCGTAATCTTCAAAGTATTGGTAGAGTCCTAAGAAAAGGCAAAAACAAAGTGAGAGCAAAACTATATGATATTGCTGATGACTTAACTTTAGGGTCAAGAAAAAACTACACATTAAATCACTTTATTGAAAGAGTGAAAATATATGTCCAAGAGCAATTCAACTATGACATTATATCAATTAACATAAAAGAATAGAAAAGGAGGAAGTGCATGATCGAAGATGATTTTTATTGCACTATCAAGTTTAAATGTGGTGATGAAGTATTTGCAAAGGTAGCAGCTTCAGAAGAAGAAGATAGGACAATGCTTTTAGTCTCTAATCCAATTGTGATTGAAGAGATTATGATAAGAGGTAAGGTAAGTGGTTACAAGTTTGAACCCTGGTTAAAAACAACTAAGGAGGACATGTTTGTAATTAACCTTAAGGATGTTCTTACTATGTCTGAATCAGAAGATATTGAGATGATTCTTTATTATCAAGAATATGTACGTAAATCAAACAAAACTAATCATTCCAAATTAGATAGGAAGATGGGTTATTTGTCTTCTGTAAATGATGCAAAGGAAGTTTTAGAGAAGCTTTACGAATCTAGCTAGAACTTATCTTTCATCCAGGACAAACCTAGTCTATACCAGATTCACTAGGTTGTCAACTATCTAATTATATGTTATAATATAAACAGATAAAGTATCATTATGGGTTTCTCTAAAGCTTACACAGTCATGCCTAGACCTAAGAAGTCAGAACACTACGTTAATAATAAAGAGTTTCTTGCTGCTCTAGAAGATTATGCTTTAAATGTAGAGAAAGCAAAGTTGAATGATAAACCTAAGCCACAGATTCCTAGGTATGTTGGTGAGTGTTTTCTGAAGATTGCTAATCATCTTTCATATAAACCCAATTTTGTGAACTACATGTTCAAGGATGATATGATTTGTGATGGTATTGAGAATTGCGTAAGATATATTCATAACTTTAATCCAGAGAAATCCAAGAATCCATTTGCTTATTTCACTCAGATTATCTACTACGCATTCTTGAGAAGGATCTCACAAGAGAAGAAGCAATTGGAAATCAAAAATAAGATCCTTGAAAGGACAGATTTTGATGAAGTCTTTGATGCTAATGACCTTGACAGTGGAAACTATTCAGAGTATAACAGTATCAAAGATGCTGTTCATAGTAAGTTTAGATATCAATAATGAAGATTGCCATCATCACAGATACTCACTATGGAGCCAGAAAAGGTTCCAAACTATTTCATGATTACTTTGAACAGTTCTATAATGATATATTTTTCCCATCTTTAGACAAGGAAGGTATTACTACTGTTGTTCACATGGGTGATGCTTTTGATAGTAGAAAGGGTATTGAATTCAAAGCTTTGAAGTGGGCAAAGAGAGTTGTATTTGATCCTCTCAAAGAGAGAGGTATTACTATGCACTTGATGGTTGGCAATCATGATGCATATTATAAAAATACCAATGATATCAACGCTATTGATCTTTTGCTAAAAGAGTATGATAACATCAAGGTATACTCCTCAGCAACAGAAGTCAAACTGGGCAAACTAAAAACATTATTCATACCTTGGATTAATGAAGAAAATCAGACAGAGACTCTCAAACTTATTAAAAATTCAACTAGCAAGTGTGCGATGGGGCACCTTGAGCTCTCAGGATTTAGAGTTAATAAACAAATAGTCATGGATCATGGATTGGAGAGCAAGTTATTTGAAAAGTTCACTAAAGTCTTTTCTGGTCACTACCATACAAGATCAGATAATGGAACAGTCTTCTATCTTGGAAACCCATATGAAATGTTCTGGAACGATGTTGGTGATAAGAGAGGATTCCACTTCTTTGATACAGAGACTCTGGAACAAACTCCAGTAGATAATCCATATCAAATATTTAAGAACATTTACTATGATGATGATGATCATCAAATATTTGATACAAGACCTTATGAGAATAAAATAGTAAAGGTCATTGTAAAAAACAAGACTAATCCTACACAATTTGAAAAGTTTATTGATAAACTATATTCTGCTGGTGTTGCTGAATTAAAGATTGTTGAAAACTTTGATTTCAGTGGATGGTACGATGCAGATGATGAAGATCTCCAGACAGAAGATACACTTTCTATCTTGAATAGATATATTGAAGAAGCAGAGGTTAATTTGGATAAATCTATAATTCAAAATGTAATAAGAGAAGTATACCAGGAGGCATGTGAGTCAGTGTAATGTTTATTATTACAGTTGATGGTAAGGAAAAAGATGGAGCATATTCTGTATTAGATGATGACGAACAGCAAGTTCTCTACATCTTTGTTGAGGAAGATGACGCTACCAGATATGCCATTCAGCTGGAAGATATGGGTTACCCTGAAATGCATGTTTTAGAAATTGATGATGAATTGATGTTAAAAACTTGTGAGGTACATGACCATAGGTATGCTATAATAAGTAAAAATGACATTGTGATTCCACCAGAAAGCGAACATGATTATATTTGAGAAGATTAAATGGAAAAATCTACTATCAACAGGCAACCACTTTACAGAGGTAAACCTCAATAAGGATTCAACTACATTGATTATTGGCACTAATGGTGCTGG